AGAAGAGCTTGCTCAACTCCGAAGGGACGAACGTAGCCTTATGGATGCGTTTGCCAGAGAAGATTTAGCCCGTGCTGACAAACTACGGCGCGCAGAGGAAGAAGCAGAGAAAGAGCGGGTTCGCTTAGCAAAAGAGAATACGGATCGGCTTCTTGAGTTCTCCAACGATCTTCTTAGCGGCAAGTCTGACAATGCGCAGAAGGCAGCAGCTTTAGCTATCAATCTCGCCGACGCTGAGAAGCGAGAAAACGCGGCACAGATCATCTCGGATTCGTATGCTGCTGCGATGAAAGCCTATAAGGCTCTCTCGGGTATCCCTCTTGTAGGCCCCGCATTGGGCGCTGCGGCTGCGGGAGCGATTATCGCTGCTGGGGTATCGTTCTCTGCTAAAAGCCTCACAGGACGCGCTCTAGGCGGTCAGGTGCGCCCCGGAGAGTCTTATGTAGTGGGTGAACGGGGACCGGAAGTCCTCACTATGGGTAATGCTGGCGGACGGATCGCTACGAATGAATCCATGAGGGGCGGCTCTACCAGTCTCGTATACTCCCCCACAGTAAATATCTCTGGTGGGGCGACAGAGCAAGACCGAGCCCTATTCACCGCTCAGTTACGACAGCAGAAGGCTGAGATCGCTGACCTATTAGCCCGGAGGCGCTTCTAATGCCATTAACGATGCCCTCAGTTAAGCCTACGGACGTTTCATGGTCCATCGTGTCTAACAGTAGGCAGTTCGTGTCACCCCTCACAGGAGCTATACAGACGGCTCAGAGGACGGGTAATCGGTGGAGGGTATCTCTTACCTTCCAGAACCTGTTCGACTCTGAGAGGGCCGCTATGCAAGGCTTCCTGTCTCAATTACAGGCGACGGCTAATAACTTCTTCTTAGAGGATCATTCGTACACTCGTAGGGCAGATGGGGCAGGGACGCCCGTGGTCGATGGGGCCGGTCAGACTGGCAATCAGCTAGTCATTGACGGTTGGACCTCTGGAACCTACGCATTTCTCGTTGGAGACTTCTTTGAGGTTAACGGCGAGCTAAAGATGGTCGTAGCAGATGCGACCATTTCGGCGGGATCGGCTACCGTGGACTTCGTGCCTGAGTTACGGGCAGCACCAGACGATGACGCGGCAGTCACCATCTCTAGCCCCAAGGGGATATTCCGCCTTATCTCTAATGAGTCAGGATGGTCTACCCGCTCGCCTGTTATCTCTACCTTCTCGTTTGATTGCGTAGAGGATGTAATCGCATGAGCCGGGGGTTATCAGCTACTAATTTAGGCGCAGTAGATGGCGCGGTAGTCCGTCCGGTAGTCTTTTGTGAGATCAAATATGACTCTCCTACAGGAACCCTCTACCTTCACGACAATATTGGAGATATTACCGCTGATGATTGGGGCGGCACTTCTCGCACATGGTCAGGATTAGGGGACTTCGGGTCTATCTCTACCATTGAAGAGGGAAGCGATATTTCCCCTTACAAGGTCGATCTAGTCCTCTCTGGAATTGATGCGACTATCGCGAATGCCCATCTCGCTGACGATACGATTCTCCGAGAGGTCTATCTGTCCATCGGGTTTATCGGTTTAGACCGTGTAGTCCTCTCAGACCCTCACCCTATGTGGTCTGGGAAGATTGACGATGTTCAGGTGGCGGTAGGCGCTCAGTCTGTTATTCGGGTCTCTTGTGAATCCCAGCTAGCAGCCTTTGAGAAAACCAACGGTCGCCTACAGAATGACGCGGACCATCAATCCGAGTTCTCCGGTGATCTTTTCTATAAGTACCTACCCCAGATGGTAGAAGCGAAATTTAGGTGGGGTGGTAAGACGCAATCGTTCGGGACCGGGACGCCAGTTGTAGGCATAAGCGGAGGTGGTGGACGAGGCGGGATTTCACCGGACATTAATCTCCGATGACCAGATACGAAGCGGTTAGAGCGGCGGTTAAGAAGTTTGAGGATTCCCCGTTCGATTACGGTTATTTCGATTGCTGCGAGTTGGTCCGAGAAGTAGCGATCCAATATAGAGGGACGGACCCTGCGCCAGAATTGTTCTACGAGGACGAAGAGACAGCTCAATTTCTGATTACGGACTTCGGCGGACTGTCTCCTCTAATGACCTATGTGTTTGGCGACCCTATTCCCGTAGAAGATACGGAGACCGGGGACGCTCTAAAGTTAAAGCTACCCAAGACAGGTGATATTATGGGCGTCAGGGTGCCAGATGGCGCGCTGGTTCCCGTTATGAGGGGATTACATAAAGTCCCGCTCCGATACGCCTTAGAGGGTTGGAGAATCTAATGCCACAGGCAGCGTTAACAGCAGTAGTCTTTGCGGCTCAAGCTATCGGTACGGCTGCTAGTGCTACGGCGGTCGCGGTAGCTGGGGCTAGTGCTGCGACGTTGGCTGCTGGCGCTGCGCTCGCATCTATCGCGTACACCTCCTATTCGGCTAAGAAGGCGGCTGCTGACGCCCGTAAAGATTCTGCAAGGGCTCCCCGTGACATTACGGTTCGCAGTGCTATTGAGCCTGCCCGTATCATTTATGGGACGGCTAGAACCTCTGGGCCCGTTGTGTACACAAACACCGCTCCGACTCCCGGCACGAACGATAACTCTACCCTTTGGACCGTTATCTCGCTTTGTCAGCACGAGATCGAGGACATAACGGAAATCTGGTTAGACGGAGATCAAATCCTCTCCTCTGCGATTGATTGGGCGGGGACTGGTGGGGTTACGTCAGGTAAATACGGTCCCATCGGTGGGAATGAGGTAACGAACTTCTACCGCCGATTCGGAACGGATACTCAAACCCACGTTACTGAACTTGCAACTGCATTTGGAGACTGGACCTCTGCCTACGATGGGAAGGGCGTTGCCTATATCGTTACGGCCTTTGAGTTAGGGACGGCTACTGGTGAAGGTGTTTGGGCGCAAGGGGCACCCCAGAACATCCGGGCAGTAGTGAAAGGTAAGAAGGTCTACGATCCTCGTAAGGATTCGACTCAGACAGGCGGGTCAGGAGCACACCGTTTAGCTGACCCTACGACGTGGGAATGGTCAGATAATCCTGCCCTTTGCCTTGCTGATTATCTCTTTGACGCTCGTTTAGGCATGGGTGCCGAAGGCGTTACCTACGATGACATTGATTGGGATTTAGTCGCTGATGCGGCTGATGTGTGCGACGTATCCGTAACCATTCCCGGTGGATCAGAGAAGCGCTTCACTTGTAACGGTGCGCTCTCTACTGGCGAGACCTACGCAGAGAACATTAAGCAGCTTCTGTCCTCTATGTCTGGGCAGATTACATGGTCAGGCGGGAAGTATCGGATTCGCGCAGCGGCGTATGAGGCTCCCACTTATACCTTTACGGGTGATGACGTTATCGGGGACGTTCAGATTCAACCGGAGCGTACTCGGACCCAGCGCTATAACAAGATTCGCGGGACGTACATTGACCCTTCCTCGGATTATGTCGCTACTGAATTTATCCCCGTAGAGAATACGAGCTACAAGAACACCCGTGACGGTGGGCAGACCCTATCGCAAGAGATTCGCTTACCGTTTACCAATTCCGAGTACATGGCTCAGCGGATCGCCTTTAAGCAGCTTAACCTTAATAATCAGCAGCTTAGGTGTATCGTCCCCTTCAACTGGAAGGCGATGAAGGTAGCAGTTGGGGATCGCATCCAGCTATCCATTGAAGAGCTGTCATGGTCTAACAAGGTTTTTCGGGTAGACGGCTGGTCCTTCTCTCCTGATTCGGGGTTTAACCTAACCCTTCAGGAAGATTCGTCCTCCGCCTACGCTGACCCTCTTTTAGCGGAATACTCGACTCGTACTCTCGCTGGGACCGTATCCTTCGCAGATCAGGCGGTATCGGCTCCCTCTGGCTTACAAGCTACGAGCGAAGAAGAGGCCATCCTCTTAGAGTGGGAGGCACCTCCTCGGGCCTCTGGCTATGACGAGGTGATTGTATTCGCCTCTGCGAGTTCGGCATGGTCCGGGGCTAGTGAGATCGCTAGAACCCGTGGCAATACCTATCGCCATGAACTGACTAATGGGACTACTCGTTACTACTGGGTCAGGGCAGTAGATGTAGACGGACGGCTATCTACCCGCAACCCCGACTCCGACACCTCCACGGTCACGGCTACGGCTGGGCAGATCAGCACGAGCCAGCTAAACGATGATGCCAACTTCGCATTGACGGCTAACTGGCCGGACATTACCGGAACGGGCAAGCCCGAGGATGACGCCACGGTTGGCGCTACGGTCGGGACTAATACCTATGACACGGACGGAACCACCGTCCTCGGAACAACTGAGCTAAAAAACTCGGTAAACAAGGGCAAGACGCTTGCCTTGCTCCTGAACCAAGAGGTGGATGGGACGGCGAACGCGGGGAAGATTTCCCTAGTCGGAGTGGATAACGAGGGCGAAATCGCTCTTGATACAGATGGCTTCTTCAACTTCGACGGCACGAAATACACGGTCGATGCGGCCTCAACGTCCGGTCCGCTCCCTTACGGCAATTACACCTCCCTAACATCTCAAGCGAGCAAGAAGGGCTATTTTGCCTACAACATCACGAACGGCTATGGCGCTTTGGTATGGCGAACAGCCGGGACGTGGTACTTCGACGACGGATCGTCTGCGCAATCATTCACTCCAGACTCGTCAATCCTTGCCCTCGGTTATCTTGAAACGGACGCGAGCGGGAACCCTCTTTATGGTGGACTGCTGGCGGAACCCGTTCACCTTGTGGGGATCAGCGAGATCGTCGCCGACTACATCAGCGCCGGCACCATTGATGCCTCAGTAATCAGTGTTACGAACCTGACCGCCGATAACATCACGGCAGGCACCATTGACGCCGACCGTTTAAGCGTTGACGGCGTGACCATTGACACCAACGGCACCGGCCAGCTAATCATCAAGGACGGCGGGGTTGATTCGACCCAGCTTGCCGATGGCGCGGTGACTGCTGGCAAGATCGGGAATGGCGAGGTCAGCATCGCGAAGTTCGCCTCGGGGATCACTCCGGTACAAGTGGTGGACACCCTGCCCGGCACGGCTACGCAAGGCGATCAGGCGTTTCTGACGACCGATAACAAACTCTACCGCTACAACGGAACCGCGTGGGTCAACGCGGTTGATGGCGCGGACGTAACATCGGGGACGCTTCCGGCTAGCGCTATCGTGGCCAATAGCATCACGGCAGGGGAGATCGCAGCGGGCGCCATTGGTGCAGACGAGATCGCGGCGAATGCGGTGACGGCTGACAAGATCGACGTTACGAATCTAGCGGCCATTACTGCGGACCTTGGAACAGTTACAGCAGGCTCTTTAGCGGCTGGCCTAATTACAGGTGACGTTAACGAAAACTTCCCCTTCTGGACTGCTGACGAGGCGTATCTCAATGCGACCGATACCAGCTTCACAATGGTGGAAATGACGACTCCCGCCCCAAGCGGAGGAGTAAGCAAGCGCCCCTCTTTTGATGCGCACTTGAATTATCAAAACCGTGACGTATCGGCTAGGGCCGAGGTCATTATGAGAATCCAAGTAAAGGCAGAGTCCGCCACGGGCGTATCCCTTGGGGCCGTTGCGACGGTTCAAGATGGAATCGGGGAAGATTCTGGCTCTATCGTGTACAAGTGGTACGGAATTTCTGGGAATCACCTAGACAAGCTGGGAGTCGGTGGAGAGATTTCCACCAGTTCTGACGGAAGCACCTCGACCTCTACTGTTCAGGGCGTGAAGTATGACGGCACCTATACCTATGTTCTGGTTGATACGGACTTGGACTATAGCTATTCCGTGGGGAACACCCTGTATTACTCATGGACCAGCTTTAACTCGGTGGGAACCTTCTCGACCGTTGCCACGGTTTTCTCGTCAACGGTGGGAGAGACAGGATTTCAGGAAAACTCCATGTCAGTCTCTGTTCACGGCCCCAAGACGACAACGGGGAAAGACTTCAGGATGACATTCTCCCGCGTATCGGGAACAACCCTTCACCTTCTCACGACAGGCTCTGCGGGGTATATACGATGATTCTGGTTGGCTACATGGAAGGCAGCGAGATCGTCATCACGGACGAATACGAAGGGCACCCAGAAGCCAATGCTAGAATGCTTGAGCTAAGCGAGAGTAGGGATCGGGTGGTAAAGTGTAAGCGTCAACGCAATGGCGACTTGCGGGTTTTGGGAATCATTGAGGGCTAAGGAATGTCTACCATCAATCTAGTTCAGGGTGACACCGGCCCTCAAATCAAGGTGACTGTGACCCGAGAGGGAACGGGGGAAGCAGTAGACCTTAGAGGCGCAACCGTGCGCTTAAAGGTTCGGAAACGTGGTGCTAGCTCTCTGGCATTCACCCTGCTAAACATCAACGTGTCTGACACTCTGCAAGACGGCGTGGCGATATTTGCCTTTGCAGAAGGCGACCTCGACGTTGACCCCGGAAACTATCAGGGGGAGATCGAAATCACCTTTGAGGATTCGACGGTGGAAACGATCTACGAAACCCTAGACTTCTTCGTGCGGGAAGATTTCTGATGAGCCTGAAGGCGACCCTCACAAGCCTGCGCGCAATAGTTTCGACGCAGGTCGGCCAGTTCCTCCTCGTCCGGCGACTGCTGGACGCGCCACTGCTGACTGACGCTGAATTTCGCGCATTCTTCAAGGTCTTGAATGATGGAGCGGGGGTTGCGGAGGTAGCCTCTCTGCAATCTGGAAAGGTGGAAGGCGACTCTGTGTCAGCCAACACCGACGCTATGGTACTATCATTTGCTAAGAGCATTACTGAATCTCCAAGCGCTGCGGACGCTGGGAGTGCCCGAGGTCAGAATTACTCTGATTTCGACTATTTCGCCGAGGATTACGTCGGCTATTCATGGACTTTTTGAGGGCTCAACCATGATTAAGGAAGCACTAAAGCTGCGCGGCGATCTCGGCATTGTTCTGCGCGATAAGGATGGCAACATCAAGGAGCAGCGCACGGAGAAGAACCTCGTGGTCTCCGCTGGCCTTAACTTCATCTGTGATCGGATGGCCGGGACCAGTGAGGCGGTTATGTCTCACATGGCGGTGGGCTCTGGTACGACCGCAGCGGCTGCTGGGAACACGGACCTTCAGTCTATCCTCGGCTCCCGTGAGGCCCTTGATTCCACGACCGTGACGGACAACACCATCACCTATATCGCTTCGTTTGAGGCGGGCGACGGTACGGGCGCGATCACTGAGGCGGGTATCTTCAACGCTTCTAGTGCTGGGACCATGCTCTGCCGCACGGTGTTCAGTGTGGTCAATAAGGCAGCGGATGACACGCTCCAGATTACTTGGACGATCACCCTCTCTGCGAGCTAAACCTTTTGGGTTGAGGTAGGAAAATGGCTGACTTAACAACTAGGGCTGGCAAAGGTTCACCTCTGACGAATGCGGAGGTGGACGCCAATTTCACTAACCTCAACACCGATAAGGTAGAGACCGGCCTTGCGGCGCTTGATGCTTACGATACGACCATCGCAGACACGGCGGTAGACGTATTCGTCTACGACACCTCTCGGGACAGCGACGGAGGCGCGTGGCGCCATCGCACCCAGCACACCTCTTGGTACAACGAAACGCTGAACACGGCTACCCGTGGCTCTCGGCGGGAGTTCCCGGCGGTGGCGGTGATTGTTTTAACTGGTGGCGGGGCTACGATTTATGATGGAGATGATCCCTCGCTGCCGATGTGGATGACCTTTAATGACCGATATGGAGATTTGCTAAATCAGAACGGGAATCAAAACGCGATATTTGCGCTTAATGGCGTTTTATTTTTCGTTGGTTCGGGTGTGCAATATGCTAATTTTGTATCTGACGGCGGGGGTGGATATACAACAAACGGTCAAGCCAGCTATTTAGGCAACTTATCTGAGCGGTCAGACCTGAAGAGTTTTTCGTCATATTCAGGTTCCAAAATAATCAACAACGTCGTCTACGACGTCGCCATGACCGTCCTGCCTAACGCGCCCATCGACGCGGCTACCGGCCTCCCCGTGCCCACCATTGCGGTTGCTACGGCTGGGGGTGTGAGTGTTATTAAGGATGATGGGACAGTATCAGATGACACCACAACAGCGGCAGGTTTTGTTCAGTTTGATACTAGTGGTAATTTGTTGTGGGGGCGTAATACGTTTGGGGGGAATTTGTATCGAGCCGATCCCCTTGACTACGACGCTGACTGGAGTTCCACAAGAATTGGCTCTACCGCATCGGGTGCTGACATTGATCTTATGAGTTATTCTACAGCGTCAAGCACTAACGTATCTGTTTCAGAAAACATCTGGGCATCAGGCTCAGCCAACACGTCTGGTTTTACAAAACCGGGACTTGGCCTCATCTACCTGAATGAGACCGATTACACAAAATCAATGCAGGTTAAGGCCACCTCCACTTACAACACCGGCTGGATGAACGGCGACATCAAGCTGGCTACCTTGTCCGACACGGACGACACGGACGTGACCGGCTCCGAGCTGGTGACTAATGGGACGTTTGATACGGACATTACTGGGTGGAGTGATATATCTGCACTTTTTGGGGCTGGTGGTAGCGCAATATCTTGGGATGCGGCAGGTAAAATGTCGCTTGATTGCGGCACATCTGGCCGAGCGGCCTGCGAACAAGTAATTACGACAGTTGTCGGCAAGGTATATGTTCTTGATTGGGAGCCAGACACCGCCACTCCTCAATTAGCAGGGCGTATTGGAACAGCATCAAACGGGAGCCAGATCGCCAGTTTTGATGGGCGAAGCACTACTTATCCAGTTACCTTTGTTGCGCAAAGCACAACGACCTACGTCTCCATTAATTTTAGTGTTGTTAGCACTTCTGCAACCTTCGACAACATCTCCGTCCGCCTTGCCGAACCTGACCGCAGCGTCAACGGTAACGGCCTTCAAGTCTACGGCACGATCACCAAAAACCCCGTAGCAACGGGCGCGGACCTTGTGGCCTACAGCGGGTTTAGCGCGGCTAACTACCTTGAGCAGCCTTACAACTCCGACCTCGACTTCGGGACGGGGGACTTCTGCGTGATGGGGTGGACAAACCAGCCTGCCAGTGTTGCGTATAGATACCTTTTGCAAAGAGATTCAGCTTCTTCGGCAGCGCGATTCCATGTTGTTAATGATACGGATGGAGTCCTAAAGTTCGTAATGCACGATGGATCGTCGGGAGCAGTATTTAGTTCCGGTTATACTTCAAACGGTTCTTGGGTCTTTTTAACGATTGTTCGTCGCAGCGGTGTTGTTTATGTATATGCAAACGGAAAGCTAGGTAGCACAACTGCGGACACAAAAAACATCACTAACACAGCAGCGTCTTTATATATTGGGATTGATGCGGCGCTTTCTGGATCACCAACAAGCGGAGGGATGGCCCTCCTGCGAATCTCCGCCACGGCCCCCACGGCGGAGCAGATCGCCAAGATTTACGAGGACGAGAAGTTCCTGTTCCAAGAAGGCGCACAGGCAACGCTCTACGGCTCCTCTGACGCGGTGACGGCTCTGGCTCACGACGAGGTAACGGACCTGCTACACGTCGGCACAAGCGCTGGACGGAGTGTGTTCCAAGGGCTACGGCGGGTGGATAACACTACCGACGCGGTAGGGGTGGCGATCAGCGCCTACGATGGCTTAGTGGCGGAGGACTAGCCATGGAAATCACAAAGATTGAAACCGTGATGTTCAAGGATGGTCGCTCCAACATCGTCGAGCGGGTTCACTGGGACATTGAAGGTCTCAAAGGCTCAACGAAGCTGGCCGAGCCTAAGCACTCCTTTACGGCCTACGAAGCGCTCAGCGAAGAAACCGTTAGGGGCTGGGTGCTTGCCAAGCTCGACATGAACCGCATCAAGAAAGCGCTAGACCAGAAACAGAAGGCTACCCTGCTCCCGCCTTGGGCTGAGGACTTCACCTTCACTGAGCCCGAGGACATTAAGGCCGAAAGGCTCCAATGGGAGTATGAGGCAGCGGTAAAGCGCTTAGCCCAGTACAAGCTCTCTGAAGGCCGTCCTGAGCTTAAAGAGATGCAGCCTACGGGTGAGATGGCCTTCAACGAAGAGACTGGCGAGCTTGAGCCTGTGATGGCTGAGGTGGTTGTTCAGACGGCTATTGAGCCTCTTCCGGCAACGGTTGAGCAGACCACTTATGACGAGGAAAGCAACGCGACCACCGAGACGGTGCCAAACCCCTTGATCGTTAAAGACGACGAGGAGCGAGCCGCAGCCGAGGCGATTGTTAAGGAGATGACGCAATGACGGTACTAATCAGTAAGCCCTCAATCAATCTCCGCGAGGCGCTAAAGAAGTCTCCTTCTGGCATTGCCGGCGAGGCAGTCCTTCGCTCGGATACGGAAGCGGAAGCCCGAGAGGCGCTTAGCCTTGATAACCATGAGACCCTTACAGTCAGCACGGACGGGGTTATCGCGGACTTTGAATCTACGGGTATTGACGACAACGCGACCAGCACCAAGCTGACGGTGAGTAACACCGGAATTGACGTAACCGGCACCGTCACGGCTGATGGGCTGACGGTTGATGGTGATGCAACTATTCAGGGAAACAAAAACGAAACCCTGCAACTAAAAAGCACCAATGCCAGTGTTACAGGATGGAGTGGTAGCAGCAGTGATCTTTCCATAGGGCGTATTGAGTGGTATGGGTCGTCTGCCGCTGGCAATGGCGCAGGTATTAAAGCCGTTATAGATACAGAGGCCACAAGCGCAACAGGCAGAGATTTCGACCTGCTAATAAAAAACTCTAGTAACGTAGGCTCCGGCGAGCCAACTTTATCTTTAAGAATAGACGCTAGCAAAGACATTTCCTTTTACGAGGACACCGGCACCACGCCTAAGTTCTTCTGGGATGCGAGTGCTGAACGGTTAGCTATCGGTGTTGGTACATCCCCTGATGCAGTTATGCACGTTGGTGAAGCAAGTTATCCTCAGATCAGGACTGTCTATACTGGCGTTGATAGCTGGGACATGGGGGTGACGTCTGGCAGTATCTTTAGGTTAGGCAAGGCCAACGCTGCGGATAGCGCAAGTTTATTTCAGACAGACAGCGGAAACGTCGGGATTGGTACGACTTCGCCGGGGGCTAAGCTAGATGTGTCTGGTGCGATCAACGGTACCGGAACCTCCACTTTTGGAACTGGATTAGCAAACGGAGTAAGCCTCGGGGGTTCAAGTGTAGGTAATGCCGCCCTATTTGGGACATCGGCCAACCAAGACGTAAATGTAGCGGCAAACGGCACGGGTAACGTAAAATTTTTAACAGGGGCTTCTGGTTCTGGTGTGGGTTCCGCCGCAGAACGCATGCGCATCACCTCAGCGGGCAACGTCGGGATTGGTACGAGTTCGCCAGTAAACGAGCTTGAAGTTTATGGTGTAGGTTCACCAAGGTTGGCAATTCGCGCTCCTGAAAGTATTGGTGAATCTATAGAGCTAGGGTTTCAGTTTGGAACAGCCGCAAATGCGTCAGCTAATACGCTCGCGTTAATTAGGGCAATACCCACGCAGGTTGATCCTAGTCCGCTAAAGGCGGACCTTGCGTTCTTTACAAACGTCGGCGACGTAGCGGCAGAAGCCTTGCGCATCGACTCCAGCGGCAAATTTTTGGTTGCTACGACTTCAGCTACATCGGTATCAGCGCCTTCTGGTGGTTATTTACTTGAAGTAGCAAAGCAACAAAATGCTTTCACAGAAGTTTTAGTAAAAAACACAGATACTGGCACGGCTGGACAAGCAGATTATGTAGCAATTTCAGATACCGTAACCGTTAGATTTGGTGCTGCCGGAACCAACGACGTATATCAAGCCGCTTCATCAGGTTTTCTTAGCGTAGACAGCAATCACCCACTGACTTTCCGCACCAACAACACCGAACGTATGCGCATTGATTCCAACGGTGATGCAAGGTTAGGAAGCGCAACAACCGATAATACCACCCGAACTTTAACAGTTGGTAATATCTTAAGCTACGGGCAAAGTGTTGCCCAAGGTATTGTCGTAGGGGCGGCAAATGCGACCAACGTAAACACTGGCAAACCGTATGCTTACGCGATTACGGCAGAGGGCGATCAGAATAACAAGGCCTTAATCTTTAGCGCTGACATCAGGGACGGCTCTAGGACCGAACGCGCCCGCCTCGATGCTAGCGGCAACCTGCTGGTGGGGACGACGGCCAACGCAGACAACCATAGACTAAACGTCGATTCAGGGATAAAAGGAGTAAAGCTCGGCGGTACGCAGATATTTTCTTTTAACCCAGACGATTTAGCCAGCGGAGAAACCTTTACAGTAACTTTTGAAGCTTCTAGCTCATATAATACCTATATTATTGAATACCGCTATATTGGGTTTGCTGGAGCTAACTTTAACCAAGCCGCTATTGCGCACAAAACTTTTTACGGCGCTCTTGCTGTTGATACTATTTATGGATCGGTTACTGAAGATAACAAGTTTGCAAGGTTTGTCACAGGAGAACTCACCTTATCTGCGGTGGGGAGCAGCAACCGACTAACGATAGACTTGGATTTCCCCGCAGCAGGTATGGCGGGAACGATTGGTTATCATTCTCTGGAAATAAAAATTGTTTCATCATCAAGTTTTGAGCTAATTTCGCAGGTTTCAGCTTAAATAAAAGGAGCATAACCATGTCCGCAACTATGAACTGGACCATCGCAACCCTTGAGCGTGAACTCGCAGACGGGGGCGTAATCGTGGCGCACTGGCGCTGCACGGCTTCTGACGGTGACTACAGCGCGTCCTCCTATGGCACGGCAGGCTTTACCTACGACGCTTCCTCTCCCGACTTTGTGCCCTACGACGAACTAACCGAGGCTGACGTACTGGCTTGGGTGTGGGCTGAGGGCTTTAAGGACGCAACCGAGGATGCTCTACAGGCCAAGATCGACGCAGAGAAGAACCCCGTTACGGAAGCGGGTGTTCCTTGGTAGAATAGTAATGGGCGGTTATATGGGAGGGGGTTATGCTAGACCCTGTAACCGCCATTGCTACCGCATCGGCAGCATTCAACGGCATTAAGAAACTCGTAGCCGCTGGCCGTGATTTAGAGGACTGCATGGGTCAGATGGCAACGTGGGCTGGCGCTGTCTCTGACATTAATGAAGCCTCAAAGAATGCCAAAAGCCCTCCTCTCTTAAAGCGCATCACAAGCAAGAAATCCGTGGAGCAAGAGGCCATGGAAATCTTTGCCCATCGACGTAAGATCGAAGCCCAAGAAAAGGAACTGCGAGAGATCATCTTCTACGCTTATGGAAAGGAGGCGTGGACAGAGCTTATTGGGCTTCGTAGAAGGATAAGACTAGAGCGAGAGAAAGCCTTCTACGCCCAAAAGCGGAAGCGTGAAAACGTCTTTTATACGACCTTAACCATCGCAGTGTTGACTTTCGTTTGCTATGGTTTCTTCGCTACAATTCATTATGTCCTAACCGATATCAAGGCTCAGCAAGATGGCACCAGAGATGATATGGAGTAGCGTCCTCACTGCGGCCATTGGCCTTTTAGCTTGGACGTTTAAGAGCAAGTCTGACGAATTGTCCCGCCTTAACATCCTCCTTAATAAGACGCGGGAGGAGATCGCAAAGGAATACGTCACAAAGGCGGAAGTCCATGCCGATATCAATAGGATCATTGATCGACTAGAGGCGCTAGACGCTAAGTTAGACCGCCTCATGGAGCGTTCATGAACTTTGACGCCATCAAGAACATCGTAGGGGCTGTAGCACCCACCCTCGGAACGGCCCTTGGTGGCCCTCTGGGCGGCGCTGCCGCATCAGCCATTGCAGGGGTACTGGGGTGTGATAACGACCCTCAGAGCTTGCAGAAAGCGCTAGCAAAGGCGACCCCTGAACAACTTAGCGAGATTAAGAAAGCCGAGCTGGATTTTGAAGCGCGAATGAAGGAGCTGGACGTAGACCTTTATGCCCTTCAGACCGCTGATACCGCTGATGCCCGAAAGCACTTCGCCAAGGACTGGACGGCACGGTTCTTAGCCATCGCCTTATGCTGCCTCTTCGCAGGCTATATTATCCTCGTAACGGTCCTTCCTCCCGATCAGAATAGTGATGCCATCATCAACCTGATTCTTGGGTCTATCACGGGATCGTTCTCTACCGTCATCGCGTTCTACTTCGGCAGTAGCCAGAGGCAGGAATGAAGATTAGTCAGGAAGGCGTAGACCTCATTAAGCATTTTGAAGGGTGCGAGCTTGAGGCATATCTATGTCCCGCTAACGTCTGGACAATCGGATACGGTCACACCTTCGATGTGAAAGAGGGTGATGTGATAGATCAGGAGGCCGCAGAGGCGCTCTTGATTGAGGACTTAGAGGAGTTTGAGGGCTATGTCATATCCATGGTGGAGGCGGAACTTGAGCAGCATCAGTTTGATGCGTTGGTTTCGTGGACCTTTAACTTGGGTCCAGCAAACCTCAAAAGCAGCACGATGCTTAATCGGATCAATTATGGTCCAATTAGCGACGTTCCTTTCCAATTGCAGCGATGGAATCGAGCGGGCGGGAAAGTCCTTGATGGACTCGTAAAGAGACGGGCAGCGGAAGCAGCCCTTTGGGAAGGTAAAGACTGGAGGCAGTATGTCTAACGGCGGGATCAACATTGATGGTGTGGAATACACCGAAGACCAACTGACTGACGAGCAGAAGTATCTGGCGAACCAATGTCAGGACCTTATGAGCAAGGAGCAGAACCTACGCTTCCAGCTTCATCAGATCGAGGTGGCTCGTAAGTCCTTCGCAGACGCCCTTATCCAGAGCGTCAAGGCAGAACCTGATGAGTCTGATTAACGACATAGTCCGATCCCCTAATGGCCTGTTAGCGGTTGCTGCGGGCCATTTTGAGGACGCTCAGGCGGTAAACATCTTTGGGGTGAACCCTGTAGTAGGGACGACCTATGAGACTTTGTGGGACTATGGAGGGCTTTATTCTTACCCTGCCAGTGCTGCTAGCCTGTCTGCTGTTTCTTCGTCTGCCTCAGACACTATGGCCGTCCTTATCAGTGGACTGGATGCGAACTACTGGCCCATTACTGAGGTGGTTACGCTC